AGGGAACGGACGCCGCCGCGGTTCAAGGCATCCTTGATGACCGCCGTGACCGAGTCGTAGTTGCCCGTCTCGATCATGTCGATCGCCTTGATGATGCCGTCCTTCAGGCTCTGCTTCTTGCAGAACTCGAGAGAGCTCTCCTCGATGAATCCCTTGTCACCGTTGAGCGAGCTGTCCTTCAGACGATTCAGGTACTCACGCACCTGGGTCGACACGATAGGATCGGCGTCCTCATTCCTCGTGACGAGGACTTCCAGCACGTCGTGAGAGGGATACGTCTTGTACTTCAGCTTGTGGTCGTAGAATCCTTTCACGACCTCCTGCAGATACTTCACATCGAAGTACTTCGATTGGATCACGTCCTGCATCTGCTCCGCGAACATCGAGTCCTGGAGCAAGGCCTGGACGACCTTTTCCTGGTAGGACTTCCCCATCTTGGAGAACGTCTCAACCTGGTCATTCGAAGTTTCTTCAGACATTTTTCTTATCTCCCTCAAACCTTGCCATGGTGTGGTCCCACATCTGAGCCACTCGTTTCTTCAGCTTGTTTTTGAACTTGTCGTTCAAATTCTGTTTCATCCCTGGAGACAAAACTTTGAGCACCAACTTGTAGAACTCGTTGGCATCTTTTCCAATCAGCTTTTGGACCTCAGCCTTGCTGCCTAACTTGGATAGGTGGTCCTCCACTCGCGTGAGCCCCTGTTGGGTGAACGCATTGAATTCAACAGGGTCGTTGAAGTACGCTCCCGGGTTCTTGGTTCCGCCGAGTGCAGCGGTCTTCTTGAATGAAGCCTTCTGAGACGCAGGACTCATCCGCTTCATGTCCATGTAGTGGACAAACTCATGCCAGAAAATGTCTTTGGAACGATCAAGGATCTTGCTTGCGTTGGTGACGACGATGTTCTTCCATTTTTCCGGCGCGAGGTTCATGACCAGGTCAGGCACGTCGACGTACAACTCGATCCTCTTCCCACCGCTTTTGACCTTGTTGAGAAAGGCTCCACGCCGTGTGGCATTCTCAGATTCGTCTCGTGCCACGAAGAAGAGATCCAAGTCGTTCAACTCAGGATCCTTCAGAAACTCTCCGAGGTTCAGGGAGACGATCTGCTGACCAGGCTTAGGGAACTCCAGGTCAGATGCCTTGATGTGTTTGAGGGCAGCCTCGAGCTTCCGAGAGGTATCCAAGGCGCGCTGACGGTACTTGGCGTCGTCCGCTCCCTCACGGAAAATGTTGAAGTAGTTGTCGATGACGCTCATGACGTAGCCTCGGCCCTGAATTGATAGCTCTTGAAGACACCGATGAGATCAGGGTCGATGACCTGGATGCCGTCACGGATCAGTTGCAACTTGAACTCCGTGAAAACAAAACGAGGTCGCTGTTCGGTCGATGAGATTCTGATCGTTCGCGCTGCCTGGGGACTGATGATAGGACTTGAGAGTTGCATCAACTTCATGTTCTCCAGGAAGTGGTCCCATTGGTCGAGGACGACCCTATACTTAGAACCTGTCTCTCGGTTTGCCTCACAATGGAGGCGAATCTCCTCGACGGTGACCGGACGCTCTGCAAGGAATGGAAAAAGTTTGACTGCCGTCTTTTCTCCGATGCCGCCCATCCCCTTGACGTTGTCACTGCCATCTCCCATCAATGCCTTGACGAAGATGTAGTTCTCTGCCAAGACCCCAATCTTTTCCACGACCGTCTGCTTCGTCCAGTAGATCTTCTTGGTCGGAGAGTAGACGATCGTGTTGTCATCAACGAGTTGAAGCATGTCTCGATCTGAAGTGAGGACGACCTTCTTATCATCTGGAAAGATGAACTTGCAGATCAATGCGATGACGTCGTCGGCCTCACACTCAGGAGCTTCGACTTGGAGGACTCCTAACAGCCCCAAGAGAGTCTTGAGCTTCGTCATCTGTCCTCCCATGTTCTTGAAGGACTCGTCCTGGTTCTCGAGATCGTCCTGTCGGTTGAGACGAACCTTTCGACCTTCCTTGTACTCGGCAAAGATTCCCCGGCGCCGCCGTGAACCACCCTCACCGTCCCAGGCGACGATCACCCGATCAGGCTTGGACTCGCTGATCATGTTCTTGAGACTCTTCAGAAAGCCTGTGAGCCCGCCGATCGAGTTTCCGTTTGCATCCATCGTGGGTACAACGACGAAGCACCGGATGAAGAGATTCATCCCGTCGATGATCAGGACGTTCATGGATCACACCTTCTTGAATACTCCGCCACCGGGAGGGGCGGGTTGGCCGACCTTCGAGGAGACGCCGACACCCTTCTCAGCTGCCACCTTCCTGATCAGGTCAAGCTTCGCCTGATCGGGTGGTGCCTTGGACTCCACCTTGTGGAAGAGCGGCTTGGGATTCTGGACACCACCAAGGACGTTGGACTGTTTGACGATCGAGACGCTGAGCATCCTGGGAAGCTCGTACGTCCGGTACGCGTCCTTGTTCCTCAGGAAGACCTTGACGAACTTCTGATAGAAGCTCATCGGGTTCTTCACTTCCTGGAGCGGGTTCAACCGGCGAAGGACGTCATTTACCAACGGGATCTTGTGCAATCCCTTCTTGGTCTTCGGATCGAAGATCGCTTGGATGACCTCCCGCTCGGCGACAGTGAGACGTTTCAAGTCGATCCCATGCATCTTCCCCATGTAGTTGGGGTTGAGCACAAAGACCTCCTTGAAACGATCCCCTGTGTTCTCGTCGACTCGAGCAGGGTCCTGATTGTATGTGAAGCGGACTGTCTGCCCGGGACGGAACTTTGCCATGACTTACCTCAGATCGCCTTGGATACGACTTCGGCGACCGACTCTGCTTCCATGAGTGATTCAGGATCGAGCACGAGGTCCTTCGGGGTTTCCCCGTACCGGACGATCATGTGCTTCTCCAGGAGACCGAGGACATGTTTCTTGACCTCGGGTCTCTCGGTCAGGAGCTTCACCCAGCCACTCTCTTGGAAAGAGATGCCGAGGTCCTTCCCTTCGTGGGCACCCTTCTCCTGAACCTTGCCTGACGGGAATGATGTAAGGTAACACCATCCGCCCTGCTTGAACACCTCTTCGCTCTCGTGGAGTCGCTGCAGCCAGGAGTTCTGATCGTCGATCCCAGTCGAGAAGAGGACGTCGAACTCTGCCTTTCTCCACGGAGGACCGAGTCTGTTCTTGATGATCTTGGCCATCGTGTGACGACCGTAGATCTCTTCCTTCTTGTCCTTGAGCTGAGCAGAGGCGAAGAGCCGGATGCGGACCGACGCGTGGTATGGGACTGCCTTTCCACCCGGAGTCGTCATCGGGTCACCGTACATGACTCCGATCTTGGTCTTGAGCTGATTCGTGAAGACGAGGCAGATCCGTTCCTTCCCGATCATCTCGGTGATCTTCTTCATCATCTTGGCCAGCACCTTGGACTTCGCCAACTGCAGATCCATTCCGATCTCGAAGTCTCCCTCGATCTCGCACTTGCATGGAGTCGCAGCGATGGAGTCCCAGGCGATCAGGATCAGCTTGTTCGGAGCTCTGGTCCTGGTCATGACGATGATCTTCTCGATCATCTCTCCGACCTCTTCGACCGTCTGCGGCTGAAGGTAGATCATCTCCTTGGTGTTCACGCCCAGTCGCATCATGAACTCTGGATTGGCCGAGTTCTCGACGTCAATGTACGCGCCGATGCCACCTCGCCTCTGAGTCTCAGCGATGAGGTGAGCGATGATGAGAGACTTCCCTGATGCCTCCTCTCCAGAGATCTCGGTCAGCTTCCCGACGGGTACTCCGCCGTTTGACTTGTTCGAGATGATGTAGTCGAGGAGAGTGGATCCCGTGCTGATGAACTCCTTGACCTCTGTCGGGTTGTCGTCGTCCGTCGCCAGACACCAGGCGACCTTGCCTGTCTTGTCTGAGTCGGAGTTCAGTTCCTTGATGAGGAGCTTGCTCAGCTTGAACGAGTCGACTTCCTGCTCGACTGGAGCCTTCGGAGCCTTCTCTGCGTCCTTGTCCTTCTTAGCCATTGGCCTCTGCCTCCTTGAGTGCTCGAAGCTGGAAGACCAGATCCTCAGCGTCTGAG